CTTTTCCCGTACCCTGTCTAAAGTGACTGATGGTATATCGGCGATTCTTAGCCGATGCTCTCCCTTTGAAGAGCTTGGAGCGTCCTCTTCTGCCTGTTTTGAGCAGACACGAGGCTCTGGGGGCCAGCTTTATGAGCTTAGAGCTCGTACTGGCATCGATTCTCAGCTGTTGTGGGGAACACAGCTTGAGCGTATGGTTTGGAGACCCTACGTGCACGGAAGAGTCCGTGAATCGAATGTAACAATGGAAGTGCGTGGACATGACGGCAGAAGCCATTGGCAAAATATCCGTGATCTTGCCCAGTCTTGGGACATCACGCGACCTATCTCATGTACCATTCAGGCCGTGCTTGAACCTAATAAAGTACGTGTAATATCCAAGGGAGAAGCTATCCCGTATTACAGCATGAGACCTCTCCAAAAGGCAATGCATAGCTCTATGCGTCATATGCCTTGTTTCCGTCTAATCGGTCGCCCCTTTTCGGCGACTGACATCATTGACCTTAGGGAAAACGCGTTGAAGAACTGGAAGTGGTTCTCAATTGATTATTCCGCAGCTACTGATGGTCTTTCTTGGAAGTATTCTGGTGCAATCTTTCGTTGCTTAATATCCCAGCTTCCCAAGCATCAGTTTGATCTCGCGATGAGCGTTCTTGGCCCTCACTCCCTCTATTATCCTACCAGAGATGGCAAGAAAGAGTTTAAAGGAGTTCAAAGAAATGGTCAATTGATGGGCTCGGTTCTCTCGTTTCCGATCCTCTGTTTAGCAAACCTTGGTGTGTACCTTCGGGCGACACGGGAGCTACAGCAAGGATGGACGGACGAACAGAGGTTGAATCATGTTTTGGTTAACGGCGATGACATGGTCTACGCTGGACCCGATTCACTCTGGAAGGAACACGTTGATCTTGGAAAACGTGTTGGCCTTGAGATGAGCATTGGAAAGGCTTATATTCATTCTGAATATCTCAACGTTAATAGTATCTCCGTGCACTGTCCTCTTGAACATAGGGAAGTGCATCCTTGGAGAATTGATTATCTCAACGTTGGTCTCGCATTTGGTCAGCATAAGGTCCAGAACCGTGCTGATTCCGAGATGAGCCTTGCGTCCTGTGAATCGCGGACGCCAGAGAGTTACGTGACGAACATTAACACGATTCTCGACGGGTGCTTACCCGGAAAGCAGTCCACAATGTTAAAATGGAT